CAATGCTGTCGATGAGCGTGCGGACCTCCTCGCCGCGCAGGATCTCCCGCACGCCCCGCGTGTCCAGCTCGAAGCGCTCCAGCATCGCGGCCCTCCTATCCGGTGGCGCGCACCATCACGAACTCGATGTGATGCGTCGTGTCGGTGAACAACTCCGGCCACGCGGCGACTTCGCCGTCCACCTCGTACATCTGGCCGCGCCACTCGATGCGGTCGACGGCCGTGATGTCGGGTGCCGTGCCCTCTGCGGACTGCACCCGATACCCGGTGACGACCGCGTCGCGCTGCTCGTCGGCGTCCTCCGACTGGCTGTTGGGCTGAATATTCAGACCAGTCACGGTGAGCCGGTTGACCGCGTCGGCAGACCAGTCCGGCACGGTGTTACCGCCCCGGTCGACCTTGGTGTCGGCCCGAACCCGGACAGCGCTCTGGTTGAACATCACGGCCGGTCACCCCGGTTGAGCTGATACCGCTCAACCGCCGCCACCCACTGCGCGGTGACGCCGATCGCGGCCTGCGTGCCGAAGGTGACCGACTGGCCGCCGACCGTCTTCGACTGCACGCCCGGGTCGATCCGGTACATGGCCCGCGCCTGGTCGATGACGACTTCCTGGATGTCCTCCGGCACCGGGTCGAGGCCGTGGTCGTAGACGCCCTCGATGCAGCGCAGCCGGTCCGGCCAGCATCCGCCCAGGCGCCGCAGGAAGCCGTCCGCCGACCACTCGAAATCAGTTCCGTCGACGAGCACCTCGCCGTCCAACTCGACCGATGTCACGGCGAGGACCGGAGCGGCAGGCAGAAGGACCGACTCCCGCCCGTTCCCGTCCAGGGTGACCGTGTCGTCCTCGACGAGGGACACCGGGTGCCGCACCGCGCCACGGAAGCGACGCGATGCGGCGTCCAGGGCCCGCAGCATCTTCGGATCGTCGACGGCCACGCCGAGCCAGTCGGCAAGTTCCTGCGGGTCGGCCAGCGGCTCAGCCATCGCCCTTGTCGGAGGCGGTGCGCGCCTTGTTGCGGGTGGAGCGCGCGGCCTTCGACGGGGTGCTCGCTGCCGGCTGCTCGTCCCCAGCCGGCGCGTTGCTGTCCGTCTGCTCGTCGCGGCTGTCGTCGAGGACGCCGAGCCGCTCGGCGTCGTCCAGGTTGAGCTTCATCGTGGTCTTCACGCCGGACGGCGTGGTGACCTCGTACCTCTGCAGCGGACCACCCACGGCCGCCACCTCCATCCGTTCGTCGACGGGTACGGAGTCCGAGGCGGTGCCACACGCGGCATGAGGCTCACCGCACGTGGGGCACCGGCCCCGGACCATCCGCGAGTTGATCAGCGTCACGGCGCGAGCTGGCCGGACGTGCGCATCGCAGCCAACAGCGCGTTGACCTTGGTGCGCAGCGCGAGATAGTCCGCGCGCAGGGCGTCGTACTCGGCCTTCGTCGGGGTGGCGCCAGCGGCGACGACCGAGGTGGCCGCCGCTGCGTCCGCGACCGCCGCCGTCTGCTTGCCCTCGCGGGCCGCTCCAGCGCCTGCATTCAGGTACGCCATGTCAGGCCCTCCGATCAGGCGGTGAGGTCGATCTCGACGAACGCGTTGGGCTGGATGACGCCGAACGCGGCGCGCATCTCGGCGAGGATCGCGACCATGTTTCGGATGAAGAAGTTGGCGTGGCTGTCCGAGATGGTGATGGACGCCTGCTCCCGGTCCCAGAGGACCGCCTTGCGGAAGTCACCGACATAGCCGGTGCCGGCGGGGACGGACTCGGTCTCGATGACCGGCAGGCCCCACAGGGTGCCCGCAGTGCCGGCGCCGGACGGGCCACCGAAATAGAACCTCGCCTCGTTGTCCTGGAGCAGGTCGATCGCCTCCAGGTCGGCGGGGTTGAACAGGTAGGCGTTGGCCGTGCTGCGTCCGACCAGACGCACCTTGGTCTTGGCCTTGCGGGTGGTGGTGAGCAGGTTCGTGTCCCACGCCTGCGCCTGCACGCCGGACACGTTGGACAGGCCTTCCAGGTTCTCCCCGGTGCCGTCACCGGCGATCATCTGGTCTTCGAGTTCCTCCTCCAGGCCGTAGCGGAGGAACGCGTCGATGATGGATCGCACCTGAGAAGCGTCCGACAGGGCCCGCTTGGTGAGCGGGATCCAGTGCGCAATCGTGCGGACCGGCGTGGTGACCTTCGCCCACGCCAGCGCCGACTCCGGCTTCACGCCGTTCGCGGTGGTCATGGCGCCCGGATCGGCGGTCGTGGTCGACTCCGGCACCGGGGCGGCGTTGTTCGTCTGCGACGTCATCCGCACGTACTCGATGGTGTCGCTGGTCGTGGTCAGGTTCGTGACCACGTCCCGCAGCCGCAGCGGACGCTGAAACGCCAGCTGCCCGACCTGCAGACCCATCATCTGGTTGGTGACGAACGCACCACCAGAGGTGTCCGAGCCGCCGGTCACCAGTGCCTTGTAGCCCACCGGACGGGACTGCACCCGGTGGTCCTTGCCGAACACGCCGTTCGGCGCGGACTGCATCAGCGCCTGGTACTCGCCCGACTTCACGAACGTATCGCCCAGCGACGCCTTCGCGTCCGGCACGATCAGCCCGGACGGGGTGCGGCGCTCACCGGACTTCTCGTCCAGCTCCACGCCCTCCCCCAGGTCGGCGAGGGCCTGCCGCATGGTGGCGGTGGCCTTGGCCTTCTCCAGCGCCTCCTTGACCTCCGTCGCCTTCTTCATGTGCTCGGTGACCTGGCCACGCTCGTCGTCGGAGAAGTCGCGGTTGTCCTTTTCCGCCTTCTCCGCGATACCGCGCGCCTGCAGCAGGTGGTGCTTGAGCTGTTCCTTCAGCTCATCCGTCTTAACGGACATGGCTCCTCATTCCGTGAGCGTGGAGACCTCGGCCCCAAGGGCGTCGAGGTCAGCGAGCAGACGGAGCGAGGCGGGGCTCGGTTTGGCCGGGGACTCCTTGGCCGCGCCAGGCGGCGGGAAAGCTTGCGGCGGGACCGGCTTGGCCTTCTCTTCGTCGTCAGTGCTGGAAGACAGGGAGTCCAGCAGCTCCTTCGCGAGGCGCGCGATCTCCTTCACGCGCTCCTCGTTCTTACTCGACAGCGTCCTGCCGGCCTTCGCCGCCATGGCCCCCGTCAGGGCCTGGCGAAGCTCTTCGGTCTGTGCGGCGGAAGCGCCTTCGACCGCGATGCGCATGGTGGCGCCGTCGCTGCTTTTGACGTCCAGCAGTTCCGTGGCCTGGTTCGCGCCGATCAGGGTGGGGCCGACCTCGTAGAGCTTGAGCTTGCGCAGCTCGTAGTAGCTCTCGCCGTCCTTCTGGTCGACCCACGCCCCCTCCTCGACGTCGTAGGCAAAGCTGAACTGCTTCACCCGGCGCGCCTTGAGCAGCTTGTATATCCTCCTGGCCTTGGGAGACTCATCGTCGATATCGACCCGAGCCTTCACCCACAAACCCTCGTCGGTCTCCTTGGCCTCCAAGACCTCACCGATGTGATAGTCGGGATCCTGTGACATGTGGGACCACAGCACCGGAATCGGGTCTCCGCTAGAAGTCCATTGGGCGAGCGTGGCCGCGAACGCCCCCGGCGTGATCTTGTCCCCGACCGAATCCAGGTTGTATGCGGCGACGATCGCCTCGAACGTCCCTTCCTCGGCCCCATCGTCCGCGCCCACCGCCTTGATGCGCACGGGGCAGCTCTTGATTCGCATGGTCACTCCGTTGCGTAGTCGAGACGGCAGTTGCAGTTCGCGGTTTCCTTCGCCTCGCCCTTGCCGTCGCCGGGCCAGCGCAATCCGTTGCTGAACACGTCGTCGAGGCTGACCGCCTCGCCGTCCTGCGCCCGGTGCGACGGCCGCGGATTCGTTCCGCCAGTCCGCCAAATCTTCTTCGTCACTCCCGATACGCCGGCAGCGTCGTGGGAGCCGAACCCCCGTGCCTCTGCAGACGCGGTCACAGCCCGCTTCACCGCCGCCGACACCCACACCTCGGCTGCGTGCCGCAACGTGTCCCGCCAGCCCTCGACCGGGCCCTCCTGCACGGCAGCGACCTGATCGCGGCCCGCCTGCTCATGCTGGGCGGCGTGCGACTCTGCCGCAGCCAGCAGCCACGGCAGCATCACCTCGGGATCCCAGCCGGACGCCTCCGGATTGAAGTCGTCCAGCACACCCCACGCGCCGAGCTGCGCGATCCGGTAGCCGTGCTCCGCCAGCAGCGACGACAGCTCGGCAAGCCGGTCCTCGGAACCGCCGTCCCACCAGGACAGCAGGTCCGGTGGACCGTCCGCTTTCGCGCCGGCCCGCGCGAGCAGCCGGTCGGCCTGCCGCTGCGTCCACGTCTTCAGAGCGGATGCGAGCCCGTCACGCTCCTGCTCGAAGTCCCCCAGGTCCGGCCTGTCGGCTCCGGCCGCCTTCACCAGCATCAGGCGGCCCCGCGCTTTTGGGAGCGCCGCCGCCTGCGCCGGATCCGGTGCCGTGTCCGTCGGCGACGCCATATCCCCGACCAGCACATTCAACGGGGTGATCAGATCGTCGCCGCCGTCGATCGCCGGCAGGTTCATGCGGGCGCGGGCCTCGTTCCGCAGCAGCCACGGAGCACCCACGGCGGTCTGCAACTGCGCGGCCTGCTCCTCGAACGACCCACGGAGCTTCTCCTGCAGGTTGAACTCCACGTACACATCGCTGGAGTCCGGAAGATCGGGGATCAGCTGAAGCCCGATCTCCTCCTGGATCATCGTCAGCCACGGGCCGAGCGTGTCCTGGTAGAGATGCTGATGCTGCTCTTTGATGTTGGAGAAGGTGGCGTGATCCAGGATCCCGACCATCGGCAGCGGAATGTGATACGCCGCCGCCACCTCCTCACGGGTCAGCTTGCGGGCCTCGATGTACTGCGCCTTCGCCGGGTCGATCGCCAGCTGCTCGTACTCCATACCGTCCTCGAGGATCGGCGTACCGCCGCCCTGCGTGTACGACCGCCAGCCCTCCTTGAACCGGCCGCGCGCCGTCGGATCCCACTTCGGGGCGTCCGCCGGCCTCTTCAGCACCCCAGAGAGCCGACCACCGTTGCGCCACATCTGCTCGCGCGCCCGGTTCGCCTCGAACTCCTCCCCCAGCAGCGACCGCAGCGCATCGATGGGCGACGAGCCGTGCCGCAGATCCACCGGGTCGTAGCCGTGGAAGTGCACCACCTGCTCCGGCGTGAGCTCCAGGTCACCCTTCGAGCCGTGCACCGTGAACGCCTCGGGCTCCAGCCAGTTGTCACCCTCGACCGTCATACGCGTCGGCGGGATCGGGATCACACCCAACAGCGCCCCGGAGTCCATACGGACCTTCACCCAGAACGCCCGGTCATAGATCGCCACGTCCGACACCAGGCGCTCGATCAGCCGGTACCGGGTCAGCTTCGCGCCCGGCGCCGCCAGGATCCGCGGCAGCGGATGATCCGTCAGCCGCTCCCGATCCGTATCCGACACCCTGCGGTAGGCGTGCAAGCCCAACTGGGCAATGTTCCGCGCCAGGAACGACACCACCGTGCGGATCTGCGGCTGACACCGGTACAGATGCGCGTACTCGCGATACACCCCATCCGCCAACTGCACATACGCAGCCGACACGGCCAGAGGTGCGATCGACACCGCCGACAGCCGGCCCTGGGAGACGACGAACGCCACGTCAGCCTCCCATCACGGCCTGAATGAACTCGACCCTCGACCGCTCGACAATGACCTCGCCATCCATCGGCGTATCCGCAGCCCCGTGCTGCATCAACGTCACGTCCCGCAGCACCAACAGCGGGCCCCGCTTCGCCCACAGCACCCCGGCGAACGCCTTGTCGGCGAGATTCACCACCACCCGCCTGCGCACAGCAGTACGGCGCCACGGAAACCAACCCCACACGACGGCCACCCCCTCACACGACCTCCAGGTCGCCGTCCTCGTAAGCCGACTTCACTGGCACCTCGCGGGCCATGGCCTCTGATAGGGCGGTCACCGCCGCAGACACCGCGTCGATCTTCTCGGCGCTCCGAGCCTTATCCGGCTTCACGTTGCCAGCCGGGTCCATCGCCGCAGCCAGGTTGTCGACCATCCACGTAACCGCTGGGTTGCCGCCATGCCGGAACATCGGCTTCTCAGGCGTGCCCTTCAACAGCAGACGCTGCAGCTCCTTCATCGGAGGCGACATCGTCACAAAGCCCTGCCGGACCTTCACCATCGGAGCGTTCGACTCGGCCAGCTTGTTCGTCAACGGCACCGCGGACCACGGGTCGTAACCCAACGCCCGAACATCGAAAGCATCCAGGTCCCGCTCGACCTGCAATTGGATGTAGTCGTAGTCAGCGACGTTCCCCGGTGTCGCCACCAGCAGACCCTCACGCACCCACACCGAAGCGGCACCAGCCGTGCGCTGGTCCAGCGCCTCGACGTTGTCCTCCGGAGTCCACAGCCGCCACAGGGCGTCATAGCCTCCGCCCTCGTCGGGGAACAGCCAGCACAGCGCCAGCAGGTCTGACGTGGCCGCCAGGTCCAGACCGCCGTAGGCCTCGCGACCCATCAGCTCGGCCTCGTCGACCATGCCCGCGTTACGGTTCCACGACTCCAGCGTGATGAACTTCGTCTCCTGCTTCGTCCGTCGGCCCAGATGCAGCCGAAGGAACTTCGCCAAGTCGGCAGGGCTCTGCTTCGCCTCATCCGACTTCGCCTGCAGATAGGAGCGGGTGGGCGACACCCCATACCCGGGGTTCGCCTTCCGCCACGTCGCCTCGGCATGCGGGTCGTCATCCTTCTCCGCCGCCCACACCACGCCATACACGCTCGGCGCCTCGAACACCCGCCGCGACAACTGCTCGACCCGCTTGCGCTTGCGGTCGTACACCGACTCCCGCTTACCGGAGTCCGCCGTCGTGATGATGACCACCAGCGGCTGCCGGCGCGAACCAGTGCCCGTCTCGATCGTCTCCACCAGCTCGGGTGTCTTGTGCTCATGCAGCTCATCCACGATCGCGCAGTGAATGTTCGCCCCGTGCTGGGCGCCCGCCACGCTCGCGATCGGCTTGAAATACGAGCCGGACCGCCTGTGCAAGATCTTGTCCTTCAGCGGCAACACATGCTTCTTCAGCGCCGGTGCCGCCTCAGCGAGCTTCTTCACCGGCTCGAAGACGAACCCGGCCTGCTCCTTCGTCGTCGCCGCCGTGATGACCTGCGCGCCCTGCTCGCCGTCCGCGCACGTCATGTAGATCGCCAGGCCGCCCGCCAGCGTCGACTTGCCATTCTTTCGCGGCACGTCCACGTACAGCTCGCGAACGATCCGCACGTAACAGTCGGCGTCCTCATCCCAGCGGACCCAGCCGAACACCGGCGCCAGGACATAGGCGACCTGCCACGGGTCCGGCTTCAACGGCTGACCGGCCCACTGCCCTTGGGTGTGCCGGAGCTTCGAGAACGCGTTCAGTACCTTGTCCACGCGCTCCGGGTCGAACGCCGCCCCCGGCGCCTCACCCGGACTCGGGGTCTGCACCAGCGGAGGGCAGTCCGGCAGCGGAATCCCGCGGTCGTTCAGGTACCAGGCCACCTCGGGGCTGAGCTTCAGCCGCTCCAACTCCGCCGCATCGACACCGGCAGTCGGCCGCTTACGCGAACGGGTTGTCGTCCTCGCCGCCATCATCGGCCCCCCTCGCGAGGGCCTGCTCCGACGAAGGGGTCAGGCCAAAGTGCGCCGCGAACGAACGAAGCTCACGGCCGGCGTTCCTGGCGATACCCACGGCCGGATGCGGCAGCGTCCCCTGCTTCGCCTCAATCGTCAAACCCTCGCGGTGCTGCTGCCTGATCGCATCCACGAACGTCGCCCACGTCTCGCAGT